TAGGTCGAGGTGATCGCGCGGTCGACTGCCCACTTGTGCCCGTAGAGGATGGCGTCCATGACGATATCCATGGTGCGCACGCGGGTGACAAACTTCCATTTTTCATCGCTCGACAGGGTGCGGTTGCCCCACAGGCGGAAACCGTCATCACGGATGATGGTCGCGATCTTGGCGTTGTTGAGCAGGTTGGCCCGGCAAGTTTCGTCGCCGTCCAGGTATTCGATAGCGCGCGTGGTGCCGGTGATGCCGACAAACTCCTTGTTCGACGGCGAGGCCCAAAAGCCGTATTCGCTGTCGGTGTAGGCGAACAGACCCGACGCCCAAGCCGACGCCGGCGCATCCACGGTCTTGCTGGCCAGGGTGTCCCATACCTGAACACCCGGGTCGACCATGAACAGGCGCTTGGAGCCAAAGAGGCCGGCGTAGGTGGTGGCCGCTTCGTCGGTCGTGCCCGGCCCGTCAATGATGCCTATCGCGCGCAGCTTGCCGGCTAACGCGTCGATGGCGGTGGCGACCGCCTGGGTGGCACTGTGCTTAGGCGCGATGATCAGCCGCGGCTGAGCGTTGAATCGGCTCTTGCCATCAAGCAACGCCTGCAGGCCGGTACGCTTGCCGCCGACCTGGACACCGCCAATGATCGAGGACGTTTGTGCGGCCGTGTCGACGGCCTTGGCCACGCCCGACGCGACAATCACCGCCCGGGCGCGGGTGAAGATCGCCAGGCAAGACTTGGTAATGGCCGAATCAGGACCGAAGGCGGCAATCGCTTCGCGGTCGTTGGTGATCAGCACCAGGTCGCCGGCCTTGGCCGTGGCGTTGACGCCCTCGGTGAAGGTGTCGACCAAGCCAATGATCGAAGAGGAAGGCAGCGCGATGTTGCGCGCGCCGGTGTCGACGTTCGTTACGGTAACGCCGTGAAAGAAACCAGCTGATGGCATGTGATACTCCAGAAAGCACAGGCCGCGACAGGCGCGGCCACATGGAAACGAAAACGCCCCGACTAAGCGGGGCGATTGGTGGGATTGTTGCGGGTCCGGTCAGAGCAACAGCGGCACCAGGCAGGCCAGCGCCAGGCAGGACACCACCGGGAACAGCAGATCGAGCTGGCCGTCTCGCGACCACATTCGAATGTCCAGGGCGCTGTACCAGGGCAGTTCGGTCAGCGTCACGCCTTGCGCCTTGGCGATACCGCGCTGGGCCTGGGTGAACTCACGACCGGCAAAAAAGGCGATGCCGGCAGCAGCGCCCACCCATTGCCCACTGGGCACGCCCAGCAGGAAAAAGGCCGTCCACAGCACGGCCATGATCAGCACGGCGCACAACGCGTGCTCGATGTTGGTTCGATTCAAAGCATTTTCTCCAGGCACAAAAAAAGCCGCTTAGCGGCCTCGGGGTGCGGGTGATGGGGTTGATTAAGCGGCGTTGCCGACGCCCTCGATACCGGCGCGAATGGCCGCGATCGATTCGTCAGTCAGCACCTCGGCAGTCTCATGACTAAGCGCCTTGAGCACTTTCTGCTTGCCCTTGAGGCGCGCTGCGCGGATCGCATACAACGCCGTCTGCCAGGCATCCGCCTCGGTGATGATGCTGTCAGCGGCAGCTTGTGGCGCCAGCTCGGCGGCGTCGGCCCAGGCTTGAACCGAGGGCGGCATGGCGCCGGCATAACCGCCGTCCGCGAAAGCCCGCGCCTCGGTTGCAGCACGCTCATATTCCAGGGCGCGCAAGGGGTCGCCCAGCACAGCGGTGCGCGCGGCGTCGGCCGCCTCGTCAATTTGTCGCGCCGCGACGGTCAAGGCAGCCGCCAACGGCAAGCCGGAAAATTCAAAGCCGGCATAGGACTGGCCCAGGTAGACCACGTTCAGGTTTTTGGTTTGCATGTCGTTTTACCCTTGGGAAGTGACCTCAGCGGCTTACAGCGCGCTGATGTTGCTCATGACGTTAGCGGTATCTTTCGGCAAGGTGCCGCTGGCAATGCCGCCGATAAACTTGCCACCAAAGCCGCTTGGAAACGTCGAGTTGATCGCCGTCAGGGAGATAGAGGCGACCGTCGCGCCGATCAGCGTGCCGATAAAGTCAGCGGGCGCAGAGACAGCGATACTGGACAAGGCCACGCCCAGGAATGGCGGCACGTTGCCGGTGCCGTTGGTCCGAATAAATCCAGTGGTGCGGTTAACCGTGGGAGCGGGCAAAACGCCGGCGCTACTCGGCAGCACGAGGTTGCAGTTGCGAAACTCGATATTGCTTGCCTGAGTGACCAACTGAACGCCACCCATTACGGTCTGATTGGTGACCCCGTCCGAAGCAAGAACTTGGTAATACTTCGGATACAGGTTGCGTACCGCGCCGTTACCCACAATCACCACGTTCGCCGGGTTTTGAGTGGTCACCTCGTTGAAGTTGTAGTCGGACATCAGCTGAATCGTGGCAACGCCAAAGGCGGGCGTCGATGCCATCGCCTTGCCAATCGTCCGAAACGCCGTCGCTGCCGACGTGCCGTTGTTGGTGTCCAGTCCGTTGACTTGGTCGACATACCAGGTGCGCAGTGATTCAGGGGCCGCCGCGATGGCTGCTGCAACAGCGGAATCAATAGCGGCTTTTTTTCCCGTGAAATAAGCAATGAGGTTTTTAGCCTCGGTAGTCAGATCAGAGATTGAGGATTCGAGACTCATTCGGTCAGGCTCCGTAGGTTTGTTTAACGAAAAGGGTTTGCAGGGCTATAAGCCCGGCAGAATTAGCGACAACGGCTGTTAATAGCCCGTCATGGTCCGACTCGGCGCGTAACTCAGCGGCCCGCATTCGATCCATCAGGTGGACAAGCTTTTGGCCCGTTACTTGATCGACCGTGTCCTGGCTGTCGAGCGCATCCTGTTGTTTCTGGTCGCGCAACATCCCGGCCAGACTCGCCGCCGCCAGTGCCGCCAATTGCTCAGAAAGCGTCAGGTTCAGCCCGGCGCCGGTTGAGGTGATGGTGACGCTGTTTGCCGGCAAGGCTGCCAACGACAAGTCATAGGCCAGCAGCAACTCAGCATTGGGCGACTTGTACGCCAAGGCCTGCGTCGGGTCCGACCAGACCGCCAACAGCGTGCCGTCGGCGAGCAAAAAGCCCACCTCCCGCACCCAATACTCGGCGGCATCGTCTGCCACGGCCGTGAGGTGTAGCTGGGTGCTGCTCAGCTTCTGCCCATCCGAGATGGGGTAGGTGCCTTTCTTGCTGCGCAACGCCGTCTGCGTCTGCACGGGCGTATAGCCCGTGCTGCCCAGTACGATGTGCGTGATTTGCGCAGACAGACCATCGTTGGTCGCTCGAAAGATGGCGGCCAAACCTGCCTGCGTGATCACAGGTTGTAACGGGGTACTCATAGGCTTATGGCCTCCATGGTGACGCGCACTACGCTGCGCGTGGTTAATGCGTTACCCGCCGTCAATTCGCTGATCGACTCCAGGGGCACGCCTTGAGCGTCGAGTGACACCCGATGAACACTGCGCAGATTCACGGCCCCCGCAAAGCCAAGCTCCTGCAGAGCACCGTCCGGCTGTACCGGCAAGGCCTCGACCGTTCGCCGATCCAGCTGGCGAGCCTGTACGGCATTGCCAAAGCGAAATCCGCCATCGAAACGAGCGCCGATCTTGAGCCTGTAGTGGCTGCGCTCGTTCTTAGTTGCGTCGACCAGGGCCCGCAGACGCTGGAACAGTTGCGGGGACAGAATCGACCCCTCGCCGGCGCGGTTGTCGTTCGCCCAGGCCGTCAGCTCAAAGGTGTACGGCACCGCCCCCGGAATTTGCGTCCATTCCTTGTAATCTGCGGTCACCCCGACAGCCTTGAGCACCCGGCGGATCGCGCCGACCGTGCCCTTGTGCTTGTGAATCGGGATCGACTGGCGGATCAGCGCCCGCTGCTGTTCTTCTGTCTCGGCGGCGTCCCAGCCTTCGACCGACATGGCCCAAGCCAACCAGGGCAGAAAGTCGACCGGACACCGCGCCGAATCGGCCACCCCGCGAATGATCTCGGGATCGACCCCAAGATCACCGGCGGTGGCCAGCGCCCTTTCCAACGGGGTGCTGTTATGCGGCAGTAGCTGGCTCATGAGACCACCACGCCCTTAACGTCGACTCCGACGCAGCTGGGGTAATGCCGCTTGTCGCTCAGCACGTCCGCTGTCGGTGCCGTAAGCACCACACGCCGCACACCCGAGACGTGCAGCGCGCCGTAGATCGCCGACAGGGACAGCTCCCCCTCCAGATCGCGGGCCGCTGCAATCACCGTCGCCAGCTTGGCCTTGGCCTCCGCCACCACCAACGGCAACGACGGGCCATCCAGCACCTCCAGTTGGGCGATCACGTGATACTCGTCCGGTTGCCCCAGCAGACTGCGGGGCCGGTCCGTGATGGGCCTGACGTCCTCGTTGGAAGCGGCCTGTTGCACGGCCGCCACCAGGGCAGCCGGATCAGCCGTACTGCCCACGA